AGGGATCCCAGCATCGGAGCCCGCGCGCTTTCGAGGTCCTCAGTTTCATGGAGGCTGGTGCGACGAGTTAGCTGCATGGGACTACCTTGATGATGCATGGGACATGCTACAATTCGGCATGCGACTCGGAGACAAGCCTCGAGTATTATGTACCACCACTCCGAAACCTAAGCCCCTGGTGATGGACTTAGTAGAGCGTGACGGCAAGGACGTTGCGTATACCTCAGCATCTACGTACGATAATATTCACAACTTAGCGCCTACCTTCAAAAATCAGATTTTACAATACGAAGGGACAACCATCGGTCGACAAGAGATCTACGCCGAGCTCATTGATCCCGAGGAATCTGGTGTCATTAAGCGCGAGTGGTTTAGGTTATGGCCTAACGATCGCCCACTACCAAGATTTGAGTACGTGGTACAAAGTTACGACTGTGCTACATCTGATAAGACAAAGAACGATCCGACAGCGTGCGCAGTGTGGGGAGTCTTTAAGCCAAGTCCTGATCAACCTATGAGCGTGATGCTGATTGACTGTTGGACTGAGCATATGCAATACCCAGAGCTAAGACCTAGAGTCGTGGAGGAGTATAGCTCTATTTACGGAGATGAGAATGAGTGGGGACATGGTAAGAAAGTTGACATGGTACTTATCGAAGACAAGTCAGCAGGCATTAGCCTCATACAAGATTTACAACGCGCTCGGTTACCTGTGCGTGCTTACAATCCTGGTAACGCAGACAAGATGATGAGGCTCAACATTGTCAGCCCTATAATCGCTAAGGGCCGCGTCTGGATTCCCGAATCATCTAAGTGGCCTGGCAGACCGCGAGACTGGGCCGAGCCACTTATACAACAACTCTGCGCGTTTCCCGAAGTGCGCCATGATGATCTTGTTGATGCAACAACACAGGCATTAAGAGTATTACGTGACTCAGGCTTTATCAGCATTGATCCACCTCCACCTGACGATGACATCTACATTGATGAGACGCGGCCTACACGTGTCAACCCTTACGCAGTATGAGCACAATTATCTACAGAGTTGTTAACCTATTTGGTTTAAGAAAGCGTTGTGTTAAAGAGCGTAGATCAGATAAGAATGCAAGACGTTATAGTAAACGATATAGACGTATGTGGTTTTGGCATGAAGAACGCTGGAATCAGAGACATGGTGTATAATGACTAACATGAATGACACCATATCACCATGCGATAGGCACTCATGTCTCATTGATGACGACATCTGTCAGGGCTGTAAGCGCACAATAGATGAGATCATGGAATGGAATGAGCTAAGTAACGAGCAACGTAAGAACATCATGCAAAGATTGGAGAACGTAGATGGCAGATAAAGAACTAGACAAGATGAAGTTGGCAACTATGCTTAATAGCACACCGTCATCAGGTGGTCTTAATGCTACTAATACGAGAACTCCAAGCTTTGTTGATCCTTCATCAAGGTTATCATTAGCATTAGATGAATGGAGACGGGGCAATGCACCAGCTGCTTATTTGCTTAGAGGTGATCCACAAGGTCTAATAAATGAATTGACCACACCTAAGCCTGTACCGACCACTGAACAATCATTACAGGACATGTATAACTTTGCAGTAGGTTCAATAGCACCTATAGAAGGTGGAGCTGAAAGCTCATTTAGTAGTAATTTGAACTTGAAACCTAGAATCTCAGCAGACAAGTTAAAAGGACCAGACCTACAGCCCGCACAAAACTTTATGCAGCAAGTAAAATCTTTGCCCGGCGTAACTAAGGAAGGTTTAAAGAATGGTGCAAAAGGTATTGATGTTACTAATGATGTCATGTCAAAACAAGACTTTGCTAACCAGTTTAAAGCACCTGAATATAAGAAAGTAGATTTAAAAACATTGTCAAGTGATATAAATGAGCATTATCGTGACATTGTAGAAGACAATCTTGATGACTATGATGTGTTTAGATCTATGGGATTACCTAATGAATTACATGACCATGCAGCAAATATTATGTATGGTGGTGGAGAACTGGAAGATTTACCTAAGAATATTCAAAAACAATTTAAAGATCATGGTTATCATGACGTAAGCTCTTTAGAAGATGCGTTTATGATGGAAAAAGAAAATAGCATTGCAAATGGTATTGAGTATTTACTAGATACTGATGGGCATGATGCCGCTGCAGTTTTAAATGGTCAACCATCATACAAATATATAGGGCATCAACGTATACTTGATCAATTTACACCTATAGATCATAAATACTTTGAAATAGGCGTTACGCACCCAGCTCAAGAAGGCATTCCATATAGACATTATAACGATGCAGACGCGCCTAAAGGTTTAATTGGGCATGTGCGCGGTTCATTTCTTAATGAAGATGCAAATAATATTGTTGAAGGTACTACATTTCCTAAAAACTCAATGCTTATTGAAGAAATTCAAAGTGATGCACAACAAAAAGCTGCGCAAACAGGACCTTTACATCAAGTGCATGGTACATTATTTAAAGCTGCAGTACAACATGCATTAGAAAATGGCGCTGATACAGTGTATCTTCCAACAGCAAACACTATTAAAGAAATTAGACGTTATGAACCTACTGAAGCTCCGCATTTAAATATTTATGATACTGATATTATTAAAGAAGGTCTTAACCCTACATTACAAATTCCTGGTGTTAAACATTCACTTGTTACAAGTGATGCACCACGTAAAGTAATTAGTCATACTACTGAAGCTCAGCGTGATGCTATGGCAAATAGACATGCAATAAACCAAACAGGTCTTAATTCTAATTATGGGATAGGTGCAGATTTACATAATACATTAATGCAAGGTCAAACATCTGAAAATGGTATTGCAGACTTTATTTTAAAAAATGCTAAGCCTGAAGAATATAGCATGCTTAAAGATAAATATGGTGAACGTAAATATGGTGAAATAATAAATAAACCTTTTACGTCTATTAATGCTAACTCAATGATTAATGATATAATTGCTGCAGCACAACAATATACAAAAGACAATCCTTTAATTACATCAGCACAAGATACTTCTGCGCCTTTATATCACAAAATTGAATTTTCACCTGAAGCTAAAGATACTATCTTAAATGGTTCAGGGCAAACAGCACCAGGGTATAAAAAAGGTGGTTCTGTTAAAATGGCAGGTGGTGGATCACCGAGTGATACCGTTGAAGTGGGTACTCCAATGGCAAAAGCAATGGGTACATATCCATTTCAACAATCTGAAGCACCGCTTGAAGCGCCTATGTTTTCACCAGATGATTTAATTGGTACAGGTATACCTACTGCAGCAAGTAAAGCTATATTAGCTTTAGGTTTAAAAGACGCGGCAAAAGAAGCATTGATGTCATCAGGTTCTTTTTTTAAAAATATGTTTACTAAACCAGAAGATATTGCTGCATATAAAAATGAGTTTACACATGGTTTTTATCATGGCACACCTAATCCTAAAAATATTCTTGCAGAGGGTGGCTTTGATGATCGCATTGCGTTTGTTACGCCTAATCCTAAATTTGCAAATAGATTTGCAGGTTCAGAAGTTGGTGGTGTTAATAGAGCAGGTGAACCTACTGCACCGACAGTATTACCATTATCTGTAAGATTAGGAAAAGTATTTGAGCCTAAAACACCAGATGCTAAGCAACTTCTTAATGAGTATGCAGAGTTTGTTAAAAATGACTTGCCATTATCTAAGAAAAGTCAAAATGCAATGTACAACGGTAAATGGGAACATATTGAAGAAGACAGAGACTTTTTAGATTTTTTAAAAGATAAAGGCTATGATTCTTTTGGTGTATATGAAAACGGTCAAAAAAACTATGGCATATTTGACCCGTCAAGAATAAGAAGTGCATTTGCTAAATTTGATCCATCTGACGCAAAATCAGCAGATCTTTTGAAGGCAGAAGGTGGTTCTGTTAAAAAAATAGATACAAAATCTAAAAACAGTGATATTATGCATCAATCATTAGCTCAAATGCGTGCAGAAATTTTAAGGAGAAACTATGGCAACTGAGATGCCTATACCACAGGGTTTTAATCGATTCGTACCTCCAATCGTTGAAGGAGTTAATGATGAAGGTGAGATGACAGAACTATCTGAAAACGAATTATTTGATCAAGAAGTAGAAGAGTTACCAGACGGCTCGGCAATAGTTAAATTAGAAGATGACTACAAGGGTCCAGATGAGACACCAGATTTCTATGAGAACTTGTCTGAGTCAATGGATATGTGGGAACTTGATAAGGTTGTTTCAAAGTATTTAGACCTTATTGAGAAAGATAAAGAAGCTCGTGAGGAACGAGATAAGCAATATGAAGACGGATTAAGACGTACAGGTCTTGGTCAAGATGCGCCGGGTGGTGCACAATTCACTGGAGCTTCTAAAGTCGTTCACCCAGTTATGGCAGAGGCTTGTGTAGACTTTGCTGCAAGAGCTATTAAAGAATTATTCCCAGCTGACGGTCCTGTCAAAACTAAAATCATTGGTGAAGTTACTGAAGAGAAAACAGCACGTGCAGATCGTAAACGCGATTTCATGAACTGGCAGTTAACTGAGCAAATGGAAGAATACAGAGATGAGCAAGAACAAATGCTTACTCAACTACCTTTAGGTGGTTCACAATATCTAAACTTCTGGTATGATGAGCGTAGAAAACGTCCATGTACAGAGTTTGTGCCTATCGATAATATCTATTTACCTTTTGCTGCAGCTAATTTCTATACAGCATCTAGAGTAACACATGTACAAGATATTACACAAGAAGAATTTGAAATACGAGTAGCAAATGGTGTTTATAGAGATATAAGCATATTTAGAGCATCACAAGATCCAGAACAAACCAAGTCAGAAAAAGCAAATGATAAAATAGAAGGTAAGGGTCGTCAAGATATTAACGTTGACGGCGTTAGAAGAGTCTATCATATCTATACATGGTTAGATTTAGAAGAAGATAAGTACTCTAAAGGTGAACGTGCCCCTTATATCCTAATGATCGATGAAATTAGCAATGAAGCTGTAGGCTTATATCGTAATTGGGAAAATGGTGATGAGACGTTTACTAAATTAGATTGGCTTATTGAGTTTAAGTTTATTCCATGGAGGGGCGCTTATGCAATTGGTTTACCTCACCTTATTGGTGGATTATCTGCTGCTCTTACAGGCGCACTACGTGCTCTGCTTGATTCTGCTCATATTAATAATGCTCCTACTATGCTTAAAATCAAGGGAGCTAAGATCTCAGGTCAATCAACATCTATTGAACCTACGCAAGTCGCGGAAATCGAAGGAGCCCCGGGAGTAGATGATATACGTAAGATTGCAATGCCTGTACCATTCAATCCACCATCACCTATTTTATTCCAACTACTAGGTTGGTTAACAACAGCAGCTAAAGGTGTAGTCACTACAGCAGAAGAAAAGATTGCTGATATAACATCGAATGCGCCTGTTGGCACAACACAAGCTTTAATTGAACAAGGCGCTGCAGTATTTAGTGCTATTCATGCTCGATTACATGATTCACAAAAACGAGTATTAAGAACTCTTGGTCGTATGAATCGTTGGTACTTAGATGAGCAACGTATTGGTGAGCTTGTTGAAGATTTAGAAGTTACCAAAGAAGATTTTGAACGTAATAATGATATTATTCCAGTATCTGATCCACACATCTTTGCTGAATCACAACGTTATGCGCAAATACAAACACTTGCTGCAAGAGCTGCAGCTAATCCTGATTTGTATAATCGTTTAGCTGTTGAGAAAAGAATCTTAAAACAAATTAAGATACCTGATATTAATCAAGTACTACCAGATCCAGCTGATGTACAAGATATGAACCCAGCATTAGAAAATGTTGCCATGACTTTAGGTAAACCTGCAGGTGCATTCCCAACACAAGATCATTTAGCACATATTCAAGTACACTTGGATTACTTTAATGATCCGTTATATGGTTCTAATCCGATTATTGCTCCACGATTTATACCTGCTTGCTTAGAACATATTAAGCAACATTTAACATTATGGTACCTCAATCAAATGGATACATACGCATCTGCTGCGTTAGGACGACCATTCAATGTACTTAAAGTTGAGAAGACAATGCGTGAAGCTCAACAATTACTTGCTGCTGCTGGTCAACATGTACATCAAGATACACAACAACAATTTGCAAAAGTGGGTGATGCATTACAACAAATGCAACAGTTATTACAACAACTTAATCCAGCAAATCAACCTCCACAAGTTGATCCTAACGTACAAGCTGAAGTGCAAGGTATGATTCAAACAGCAATGGCTGAATCTCAACGTAAAGCTATAAAAGATAAAGCAGAAATTGCGCTTAAAGCAACTGCACAAGATCAAGCTGCTAAATTAGATGCTGCTAACTTACAAGCAAAAATTGAGATGAATACTGAGAATAACTTAACAAGTGAAAGAATCAAAGCTGCGCAAGTAACAACTGACGCTGCTAGATTGCAACATGAGCAGTTGCAAACAGTACTTGATGCTCAACATAAACTACAAACACAACTAGGAGCAAAACATGGCTGAGCCAATTAATATGCATAAAAGAATCGCGATGTATGGCGAATCTGAAGCAACACACCTTAAAAAGGGTGGTAAAGTAAAGAAATACGCTAAAGGTGGAAGTGTCAAAGGCGACGCTGAAATCTCTTGGCAAAAAGATGTTAATAAAATTGGTGCTTATCCAGAATCAAAAGCACACACACTTATTAATGATAGTGCACAAAAACGTCCATTACCAAAACCAACAGGCAAGATTGCTACAATGAAAAAAGCTGCAGGTCGCGGTAGATAAGCATGCAATATAAACACCTTGATGCAAAACTTATTGGAAAAATAAGAGTAGAGCAAGAAGAAATTGCTTTAGCATTAGCAAATGGAAATGCAACTACATTTGAAGGCTATCAACGTTTAGTTGGTGAGCATATGGGGTTGCAAAAAGCTCTTGATATTATTAATACACTTTTAGAAGAGGAAGAAAATGTCGAATGATATTTTAAATGTTAAAGAAGATTTAGATGAGTTGCAAACACTTGAAGAAGCGTTTCCTAATGTAGATCCTTTAATGGCACCTTATGGCGCAAGAATTTTAGTTCAGTTAAGAGCAGTTAAGGAAAAAGCAACTGCGTCTGGTCTTATCATAGTAGAAGAGACGAAAGAAACTGAAAAATGGAATACAATGATTGGTAAAGTCATTGCTATAGGCCCTTTGGCTTTCAAGAAACGCGACACTATGGAACCCTGGCCGGAAGGCTCATGGGCTCAGGTAGGCGACTTTGTGCGTGTACCTAAATGGGGTGGCGATCGATGGGAAGTTGACTTTAAGCAAGGTGATACTGAAGGTAAAGCACTATTTACTTTCTTTAATGACCATGAACTTATTGGTAAAGTAACCGGAGATCCACGAGAGATCAAAGCTTTTATCTAGTTTTTGAAAGGAAAACTGTATGAATGCAACAGAGAAGTTAGACTTACAGGTAGACGAGACGCAAGATGGTTCTGCAATCGTTAAATTGCCTGAAAATATTGAAAATCCGCAAGTAGAACCTGAAAAAATTGAAGAAATCGACGACAATGACGAAAAACCTGTTGAAAATGATGTTGAAGACACTGTTTCTGATTCATCTATCACAGATGACGAACGTCAAGCTATTAGAGAAGCACGTCGAGAAGAAAGAAAGCTTAAGAAGCAGATTCATAAAGAGAAAATCCGTGAATCTAACTACTTAATCACATCTTTACGTAAACAAAACAATGAATTAGCTGAAAGATTATCAGTTCTTGAGAAAAAAACCTCAGGTGCTGAGTTAGCTAGAATTGACAAAGCCATAGATGATGCGCAAACTCGTGTAGAATACGCAAAAATGAAGCTGCAAGAGGCTGTTAATCAAGGTAATGGTGCCAGTGTAACAGAAGCTCAACAACTATGGTATGATAACCAACGTCAATTAGAATCTTTGGAATCGATCAAGAATAATGCTAGTAAACAACTTAGCCAACCTAGATCAAATGTCCAAGGACCTGATCCTGTTGTGCAACAAAATGCAAAAGAATGGATGCAACGTAACAACTGGTATGATCCAGGGTTAAAAGACACCGATTCTAAGATTGCGCAATTAATAGATCAGTCTTTAGTTGAAGAAGGTTTCGATCCAAGCTTACCCGACTATTGGGATGAACTTGATGAAAGATTGCAAAAAAACCTTCCACATCGCTACAAACAGGAATACAATAGCAATAACAGAAGTCAGAGACCTAAGTCTGTCGTGACAAGCTCAGGAAGAGAAACGTCAAGCTCATTGAAGCCTAATGAGTATAGATTAACTCCAGACCGCGTTGCAGCTATTAAAGAAGCCGGTATGTGGGATAATTCAGAAGCTCGAGCAAAGATGGTTAAGAAATTTGCCGAGTGGGACAAACAAAATAAAAATTCTAGGAGCTAAACATGGACGACAGATTAAAGAAAAATTTAAATACAGGCCGCGAAAATCGCGCGATTGAAGATTCACCGCGTGCAGCGCCTGAGGACAAAATGGTATCATCAGAGGAACGCCGTAGAGCATTCCGCTCGGAGTGGTTACAAGAAGCACTTCCGACACCTCCAGAAATTCCTGGATTCCACCTTTGCTGGTTATCTTCAAATAACCAATATGATCCTATTCACAAGCGTATGCGCCTAGGCTATGAGCCAGTGAAAGCCGACGAGTTACCGGGCTTTGAGCATTTAGCAGTGAAAGCGGGTGAACATGTAGGTTTTGTTGCATGTAAC